GGTCATGAAGACCAGAGCACCAGAGGGAATGTTTCCACCCTTGGAGTTCTCCATATACTGGTCGGCTGTCATTTCATTGACATTGACCTTTGCATATGGGCTGTCCAGGGTTATTGGACTACCAAGTCCAGCGATAGATCCCCAACCAAAACTACTGACCAGCTGGGCGATGGCACCACGAGGGTTGTTACCAACATCCTGACCGGTTGCCGCAGGGTTGGGAACACCAGATGCCTGCATGGTGTCCAGGGATCCCGTCACGCACATACCTGGTGCAGATGAGACCTTCTTTATGTTCTCGTCATTCAGTTTTCTCAGGTATTCATGTGTTGCAGATCCACCGGACGATGTCGCATCAGGTTGTCTGTCTCTACCCTCACCGGTGACTGAAGTAACCTCTCCACCCGTCTGGAAACGAGGGATTGCAGAGTTCATATAAGAGATACTATCATCCCACTGACCGGGAAGGAAGACCTTCTCACCAGGTTCTAGGAGAGTAGGTACGATACCACCACTCTGGAAGTGATACTGTGCTGCATTACGGTTCAGAACAAATGATCCTGCAGGGAGATCAACTGCAAAACTATCACCAACACTGTTACCCGGGACAGTGATAGGACCACCAGTCTGTTTTGCCTGAGGCTTTCCAAAGGAATCCTGGTAATCTACCGCACCACTAAGACGGTTGATGTTACCCATGATGGTACGATTACCAGCCTTACTGGCATCAACCGTACTCAGACCCTCAACAGATTCCTTATCTCTACGCCCACGACTATACTGAATATTAAATATTTCTTGATCACTAATATTTGTCTCCTTAAGGAGTCTCTTAATATGCTTTTCGTTCTGAATAGAATTGGTCTTCAGTTCTTGTAATTTCTTTTTCTTCTCGTCGAGCTCCTTCTTTTGCTTATCATCAAGTGTTTGTCCCTCAGTCTCAGAAATTTGACTTTCCAGATCTTTGATCTGGCTAGCCATATTCTGGGCACTGATCATTCTGCCCTTGATCTTATTGATGCGCTCAGCGTCTTTCTGGTGGTTGGTCTTATCACCACCCCAGTTGATAGTACGCTCACCGGCATCCAACCTGGTCTTCTCTCTTTCAATCAGAAGACCCTCTAGGTCAGTCGCAGAAAAACCAAGTCCAGTCTCCGTCTGTTGCTGACCCATCAGGGCACGGTTGAGACCATCAAAACCCTTGGTAGTGACAGACGCAGTAGTCGCCACTGCAGCAACAGGTAAGAATGCTGAGGCAGCAGCACCCAATGCGGTGATCAGTGCTGGGCCCAGAACACCCAGTGCACTGGTGATAATACCACCCAGACCAAGAGCACCAAGGGCGGCGGAGAGCATACCACCGACACCACTCAAGAGACTACCAAGAGCACCCATAAGAGGGCCCATGGCACTCTTAAGGAAATCCATGAACCCTTTCTTATCCTTCTTCTTCTCGGCCTTTGATCTGAATAGGCCCTTGAAGTCACCCTTCTTTCTTTTCTCTCTTTGTCTTTCTCTTCTTTCCTTTTTCTTTTTCTCTTTTCTATCTTTTTCCTCTTGTTTCTTATTCTCGTTCTGAATCTTGAGGATCTTATCCAGGTTACTATCAGCCGACTCTAAGGACTTCTTAATTTCCTTAGAGTCGCCTAATATCTTTTTAAGGATGTTGTTTTCCATGCACCTGGTTTTCTTTTATTTATTAGCCTTGATTTGCCTGCTTCCTATGAAGTTCAACTGTCTCCAAATAACTGGACAGCATACTACTCATAACATCAAATTCCCAAGGAATAAGATCCTCAATTTCAGAGATGTTCCAACCGTGGTGTTGTCTGAAGGCGAAGACGCGAGTATAGTAATCGATAAGATTACTATGCATCATCGCCATTAGAAAAAATCTGCCAGAGTGTTCAATACAACAGTAAAGTTCTTGCCGGTGTTGGTATTCTTCGCAGTGATACTGTGAGAGAGTCTAGGCATCGTAGTGAAGAACTCCATGATCTTACCATACTGCTCGGTGGTCAAACCCTCCAACCACTCAACAATTTCCTCGTGAGTCATATCCACACTGTTGTACACCTCATCTCCAACAACGATTTGAGAGATACACTTTGCTGCAGTATTAGTACTCTCACCAATAGAATCGATCTTCAGACCCTCAGCAAAAAATTCAATGCTGGGATACTTCATCTTGATAGTGATATCATCAGTCAGTTTAATGAGATCAGTATGATCATCATTCTTCTTTACTTTGATACTATCAATGTTAATCTCATGTTCCTTAGTGAACTCATCATCATCTGGATCAGTCAGGAGAACCTTGATCTTCTCACCGATAGACTTAGCACGGCAACGCAGGAAGAGAAACTCAATATCAAACAGTGCAAGTTCGGTGGGGTCAAAGTCCGTAGGAGTGTTAACACAGTTACGAATCACATTGACAATAGCGTTGGATACCTCATCGGGATCCTGACTTTCTGCAGCAAGAATAAGAACTTTCTCTTCCCTAACAGTGAAGGGAGAATATTTAATCTTCTTACCAGTCGATGGAATAGTAGTTCCATATTCGGGCCTGGTAACCTTAGGGAGTGCCATTACAAAAACATTCAGTCGACTATGTATATTTATACTAACTTCAAGTCATCTTTTTTTCAACCCCAATTCATATTCAGTTATTAATCGGAATCTCCAACCCCTATCCTCACAGACCTTTCTTGCGGCCTCCCATTTGGCCTGGTTGGTGATGTAAGTATGTACTTCATTTATCCAACTCTTAGTCTTCCTCTTGGGGTCCTTTGGTGGACCAACAACTTGTTTATGTGGTTTGATTTCGATCATCTCAGTGATAATCAGACCATCACTATCCATATACCTAATGATGAAGTCGGGAAAATATCTACGATTCTTCTTAGTAACTGGGTCACGATACCATAGACATTTCTCTTCTGACTGCCAAGATTTGATGGACTCATTGAGGTCACACCACTTCATAAAAGTTCGTTCCCAGGATGAACGATAAATGATATTGGAGGAATCTCCTTTGTACTTCTCTGGGTTTCTTGGGAGGTACTTTCCTTTTAAAGTTCCCGACATACCCCATAAATACTAACACATTGGTATTTAGAAATGTCTTACGAAAAGGCCAAATCGTTAATGGAACAAGGCCCAGCAAGGGCAACACTGTTTGAAGTAAGACTTCCTAGTAGGGTCAATAGCAAGACATCGGAATACCTGAAGTTCTTCTGCAACTATACATTCATTCCCGAAGTTAGACTGAATACAGTATCGGTATCAGGTCACGAATATACAGGTATTGTTAGAGACCAACCCGTAGCCATGGTGTTCGGTAAACCCTTCGTTATGACAGTTATCGAGAATAACGAATTCAGTGTGTATAAAGATCTGAGAGAGTGGTTCGAACAAACCACAGTCAATGCCAACCAAACAGTAATTGGTGGTGGTGGAAGAAGTCAGAAGATGAATTACTATAACTCATATGTTGAGGATATGCAACTCATCAAGTTGGAACAAAAGACGGAGCAGGAACACAAAAGAAGTAGAAATTCAGGTGATGATGAAAGAGACTTCAAAGAAGTCTTGGAAGTAAACTTCATCAATGCATATCCCGTTGGTATTGGTAGAGTATCACTAGCATCAGACGCGACTGATGCAACTCTTCAATTCGAAATCGAATTCAATTATGAGAGTTATAGTATAAAGGATCCAGCCAAGCAAAACAGTAGATACCTCAGAGACATCTTACGCTGATGGTCAATATAGAAGATCTCGTAGCTAAAAGTAAGTACAGTAAACCAGAAGCAGCTATGAATATGCTTTTGGATAATCTGGATAGTTCTACAATCGTACCCAGACCAGATAAATACTATGTGTTCGTATATAGGGCAAAGACCCCGAATATTCAATACGACCAACACCCAGTAATCAAATGTACTGGAGTGTTTAAATGGGGATTCATTGGATATAACTTCCATTGGAATGAGTCAAGAAGATATACCTGGAATGAGGTTATATCTAACATGTATGAAGTATACGATAATCAATTAGATTCCGTTCTGAAACTACCAATCATGAAGGTCAAGATGTCATGAGTCTTAGATACCCACTAGAACTAAACCAGATAGACACCGATTATGTGGTGTTTCAGGCACAAGAGTATAGAACCAATGCGAGTGGTCAGAGTGGCCCACCAGTAGGGTCTCCTATTGTTCTCTATATGCCGACCACCACCCCGTCTCTTGCACAGACGAATGATTGGGGGGCAAAGACTTTCGATGGTCCTCTTGGTGCACTCACCAGGGACTTCGCATCATCCGCAACCAAACACATCATGACGGGCGATATCAGTAGTGTTGATGCAGCGAAACAAACTGGTAAGGCGATTATTGATGACATTAAGGCAGGATTCGAAAACGTAAAGGAGAGTGGTGGTGGTGCACTAAGACAGATGGGTGTGGGTGCTGTTGCTGGTTTGGCACAGATGTCACCAAACCAATTGATGGCAATGAGTCGTGGTGAGATCTTCAACCCAAACATCGAACTTCTCTATCAAGGCCCGAAGGTTAGAGGTTTCTCCTTCAATTACACCTTTGTACCAAAGAGTGCAGCAGAAGCACAGGTAGTAAACAAGATCATCCTGGACTTCAAACGATGGAGTTCACCCAAACTGAATGAGGGTACTGGTAACTTTAAGATCCCTATGGTATGGCAGGTAAACTACATGTCTGGTGCCGGGGTAAATAGAAATATGAATGCGTTCAAACGTGCAGCACTGACGAACGTCACAACCCAGTCAAACTCTGGTTTGAACATGCATATGTCATTCAATGACGGTATGCCAATTGTCACATCACTCTCTCTACAATTCACTGAGGTAGATGTGATCACCCGTGATGATCACGAAAAAGCAGGAAACAATGTAGGTTACTG